GTGTTGCAGGCCGGCGAGGTCAGCGAAGCGATCGACACATTTGGTGATCCGCTTCTAACCTGGCCGATCGCCAGCATCGATGCTGTGACGTATCGCGATGTTGATGGCATTGAGCAGACGTTGCCGAGCGACGTTTGGTGGGCGGACATCGGCTCCCGGCCGGGCAGGATCGTTGGCCTTTCGCCCTGGCCGTGCCCGGCGCGCGCGATCACGGTCACGATGCAGGCGGGATATGCGGACGGGGCGGTGCCGGCGCTCGCGCTGCAGGCGATCAAGATCATCCTGGCCGAGTATTATGCCAACCGCGCGGCGGGCGACCTGTCGCTAGAGGCGGAGCGCGCGGTCAAGTGGAGCCTGCGCTCGTTCAAGCGGCGGACACTGTGATGAGGAAGCTGACGCTGGCGAGCAGAATGCGGGATCGGGTGACGATCCAGCAGAAGAACCTTGTCGATAATGGTCGGGGTGGACGCAAGCAGCCAGATGGTGAGCCAGAGTGGCTCGATATTGCCGCTCGCATCTCGGCCGAGGTCATCGCTCTGCGAGGTGACCAGGCTCTGGCCAATGGCGTGACGAGAAATACCCGACTTTGGCGCGTCACGATCCGCAACCGCAGCGATCTAGACCCAGCGCAGCGCGTTGTTTGGGGCAATATTAACATGGATATCCGCGTCATTGCTCCGTCCGATGACCGGGAAGCGCTGGTGATGACCTGCGAATCCGGTGTGCCGACCTGATGGCCAGGCCTCCGCTGCGCGGGATCAAGCGCATCCGCAGCTTGCTGCGCCGCCTGCCAGATGAGGTCTCTGGTGAGATCGTGGTCGAACTCAATGTCACCGGTCGGCGTATATTGAGCGCGGTGCTGGCGCGAGCGCCGCGCCGTACCGGTCATTTGCAGGCCGGATTGCAGATGAGGGTTCAACCAAAGTCTCTGCGTTTGCTGATCGGGCTGATCGGGACGCCGAAACAGCGCGCGGCTATATTCTACGCACGCATCCAGGATCTTGGACGTCGCGCGAGCATTGTGACGGTTCGTCGGCTGTCCAAGGCTGGGCGCCAGGAGCATCTCGCTCGCATCCGAGCGGGCACCGGCCGCGCATCGAACAAGCCGGCCGACCTGGTCAGTCAATATACGCTTCATGTGCCGGCGAAGGAGGGAAAGCGCTTTGTGACGGGCCGCTATCCCGACCTGCGCGCGGAGCTACGCTCCAATATAAAGGGCATATTTACCCGCAGTCTGGCAGGAATATCCGGAGGCGGCGATGAGTAACGCGAAATCGATCGTCGAGGGCGTGGCATATCAGGCTTTGGTCGATACGATCACCGTGGTTCCTGTATTCCAGGACGTTCCTGCAGACTTCCTCGGCGACATGGTCGTCATCGGGGACCTGAAGTCGCGCCGTTTCCAGACGAAGGTCGCGAGCCCCGATCGCTATGTGACGGTATCGATCGCCTCAATTGTTACGGCAGAAGAGCGTGCGCCGCTGCTGAACCTCCAGTCCCTGATTGAGGATGCCCTCGACGGACAGTCGTTTGAGAGTGACGGGTGGGCCATCGAATTCTCGTTCGAGGAGGATGATGCGGTCCTCGGCGAAGATGGCGTGACTTACAGCGGAATTACCAATTTCTCGGCGCTTGCAATCGCGCCCTGAGGCGTTCGACGATTTTATCAACCTGCCGCGCGTCGCCAGCGCGGTTTTTCATATGGAGAAGCACGATGGCAAAGAAGCTTGGCAATAATTACCGCCTGTTCGTCCAGGACGTGGGCGGCACAACTTTCAGTCAGCCGGCTGGTCAGGGCAACCTGACAAAGAACGGCGGTAAGAACTTCACATCGAATGCGACGAAGGACACCGAGGGGTACGATACCCAACAGCCGGGCCTGCGCACGCTGACCCTGACGCAGGACATGATTCCCGATCTCCCTGATGCGACGGGTTACACTCGCATGGAGACGCTCGACCAGAGCGATGCGACCGAAGTGTACCAGATCCGCAAGAAGCCGTTCGGCGACACGGACGTGGTGTTCGAGGCGCTGATGTACACTGGCCTCAACAACACCGACTTCAACCAGGGCGAGAGCGTTAAGGTTGGCGTCACGCTCACGCTCGCAGCCGCACCGACGGTCAACGCTCTGACCTGATGGGCTGCCGCAATCGCTGCGGCCCGCCAAAACCCACCTTGCAGGGAAATCGACATGAAAACCTTTACGATCGGCGGAAAATCATATGCCGCCAGCATGCCCGCAGACATCGACAGTCAGCTTGCTGAAACAAGTGGGTGCGGCGTTCGAGAGATTGATACGATCCTCGCAGCCGGTAATCACCGTGCGGCTATGGCGCTGCATCCGCTCCTGGGAGTCGGCGCGCCGCCGATCTTTGCTATCGCCAGGGCTATCGCCTCAGGTGAGGTGGTGATTGACGACATCCGCACTGCATATGCTGAGACGCCAAAGCAGCCACCTGTAGAAACGAAGAAGGGCGGATAACATGGCCAGGAAGACCCCAGCAATCGTGGATAACGACGCCAAATCTACCGTCAACACGGCGATCGAAGATGTTGGCGAGATGGCGCTATATCTCCCAGGCGGCGCGATGGTTCTTCGCCCGTCATATGAGGCGATCGTTGCTGTTGAGCAGACGTTGGGCCGCGGCCTTGTGGATCTCGCCGGCGATGCGCTCGCAAAGCGCCTTACCTTACCAGAAACCGCGCAGATCGCGTGCAAGTTCATCCGGGCCTGGGGCAATGAAACTGGCAACAATGGTGCAGCCAAGGCGAATCCAGACCGAGTCGCGAAGCTGATCTACACCAGTGAAAAGGGTTTCCACGAGGCTCTCAAGGCATTGTCCGCAGTTCTCTCGTTGGCTGTGACCGGCGGGTATGATGCCGAGGGAAAACTGAAGCCGTCGGCGATGACGACGATGGAGCAGGGGAAAGCCCCCGCCGGCGGCTGATGGGCTTCGCGATCGTTGCCCTAGGGTGGCGGCCGCGCGACTTCTGGCGATCTACGCCCGTCGAATTCTGGACGGGCGTGAAGGCATATGAGCGGATGAACCCGCCGGTTGACGATCCTGAATAGGCGTTGATCGGCGGGTTTTCCATAGGAGGCGCAATGGCAGATGCAACTGAACGCCTTCTTTTGCAGGTCGACGCGAGTGTAGAGCTTCTGCGTCGTGAGCTTGACGGCCGGGGGACGCAATCCCTCGATCGCTTTGAGCGTGCCGCAACGAAGACAGCTGGCAATGTCGACCGCGCGATTTCCGGGATGGGCTCGAAGTTCGGGGAATTCGCCAAGTTGGCCGATGATGCCGCCAAACGGGCGCAGCAGTCGTTCGAGGCGAGCTTCACACAAGTCCAGAAAATCGCCGCGCAGGCGATCAAGGGCCCGACGATAGATGGCCGGATTAATCTGGGCGCCGAAGACATCCGTGCAGGCGCCGCGGCAGCCCAGGAACAGGCGCGAGCGTTCGGACTGATCGCGGATGCCGCCAGGCGAACGGCAGATGCCGAGGACGATGCCAGCACGGCAACCCGCCTGTTTATCGCGGCGACCGATGCCTCGCGTATCGAGGCAGAACGCAAGGCTGCGGCGCTGTTGCAGGAAGCAGGGGCCCTGGAGCGCGTCGAGATTGAGCTCCGGCAGAGCGCCGAAGCCGTCGACCTGTTCGTCACCAAGCATCAGCGTCTCGCCGATGCGGCGGCACAGCAGCAGTTGCTGGCGAAATCGTCTGCCGATGCGGCGATCCAGCAGCGCGCGCTAGCCGCGTCAGCTGAACTCGTGCGCGCGGAAATCGACCCGATGTATCTCGCCCAGAAGCGGTTCAATGATGAACTGGACCGTGCAGAGGCTCTGCTGGCCGCCGGTGTTTTTCGCCAGAACGAATATAGCCAGGCGGTCGAGATCGCGCGCGGGCGACTCCAGGCACATGCGCAGGCTGTGGTGGGCAATGTCGGGCCGGTCAACGAGCTCACCAAGAACCAGGGCGCACTGCGCTACGCACTGCAGGGCCTGTCCTTTCAGGTCCAGGACACCTTCACGCAGCTCAGCATGGGTGCGAATGCCTTTCAGGTCATCGCAATCCAGGGCGGGCAGGCTGCAGGGCAGTTCGCCAATGTCGAAGGCAAGGCGGGCTCATTCGCGCGCTTCCTGATCGGGCCCTATGGGCTCGCCATTACGGCCGCGCTGCTCGTCGTCGGGCCGCTGGTGAGCAAGATTTCAGAGTTCGGCAATGAGACCGACAACGCGGTCGATAAGCTGAAGGCCGATGCGCACCAGACTGAAATAACGCGCCAAGCAAAGGAAGCATATAAGAAGACCATAGAGGGCATCACGGAAGCAGTTCGCGCCCAAAATGAGGAATTCAAGAAATCCATCCAGACGCAGCAGGATGTTGCCGCAAAGGCCAACACGGATGCGAAGCAGCGCCTCGCCGACCTGCAGAAGCAGCGCGCTGCAATCGCCGTAAACCTCGAAAATGCCAAGGCGGCTCTTGCTGCGCAAAAGCTCAGCGCACAGGCTGGCGGTCAGCGAGGCGAACTGGCTGCACTGGGAATTCCTCAAGCGCAAAGCGCGGTTGCTGGGCTCCAGGCCCAGCTCAATGGCATCGATGGCACGATAAAATCAGCGAATGAGGCGGTGCAGCGCTCGCGGGGCGCGCTTGCCGAGCTTGCCGCCGATCGTGCGTCAGACCCGATCAAGAATATCACCGACTATTTCGCGCAGTTGAAGGAAGAGGCCATCAAGGCAGCCGTTGCGACCGGCAAGGTAACCACGGCGCTTACCGACCAGCTAACGGCTCTCGACAAGCGGGAAAAGGCCGCCATCAAGGCCGAACAGGCAAGGCAGGCTGCCGCCAACAAAGACCAGCAATTCGGCCGCGAAATCAATGTCGCGCAGGCTACGTCCATCGTCGAGAGTATCGGCGGCCGGGTTACCAGCGGCACGCGCTCATACGCCGATCAGGCGCGGATTTATGCGCAGAAGCAGGCTGGCCAACATATAGGGCCGGTCGCGGTGCCGGGCACCAGCGCTCATGAGCGCGGCCAAGCGGTCGATGTCGCTTACGGTCCGGGCATCAACGTCGCCAGCCTGCGCGCCGCATTCGCCAAGCAGGGCGTTGCGCTGCGCCAGATCATCGATGAGAGCGCCCAGCGGGTTTTCCACGTCGAATTCGGTCCAAAGGGACCATCTGCCGATACGCTCGCCAAGCGCGCCGAGGCCGCGCAGAAGAAGCTGCTCGACCAGAATACGGCATTTGCCCAGGAAGATCGGGCGCTCACTCAGAAATATAACGATTCTGTCCGCAAGACGACGGTGAGTGAAGAGGAGCGGGATGCCCTCATCCGCGCCAACATCAATGCGGAGGCCGACGCCACCAGAACCAAGATCTCCAACGATCAGAAGTCTGGCGACATCAACCAGGACCAGGCGATCAGCCTGCAGTTGACCAACGAATTTACGCGCAAGCAGCGCCTGCAAAACGTCACCATCGATGCCGCGACGCGGACGATCACGAAGCGCTATCAGGCCGATACCGACAACCTGGAGGCGAACCTCTCGATCCTGCGCATTCAGCAGGACATAGCGCTCACGGACGCAGAGCGCCGGAAAATCGGGCGCGAGATCCTCGATGCTGAACAGGAGTTGCGGCGCAAGGCGCTTGAGCGCGTCCGAGACACATCACAGGATCCAAATGAGGTCCAGCGGGCGAAGAATGATCTCGCCCGCCTTCCTGCGCAACAGAATGCGGAGAACAAGCAGTTTGATCAGCAGACGGCCGGGCCGCTCGATCAGTATCGCGATCGCCTGAAGGACGCGGTCGGCGATATAGATACGGCGCTGCAAAAGGTGGCTGTCCACGGTCTCCAATCGCTCGATGATGGTCTCACTGGGATCATTTCCGGAACAGAGAGCGTTGCGGATGCCTTCAAAAACATGGCGAACGCCGTCATCGCGGACCTCGTTCGGATTGCCGTCGAGACCTTGATTTTGAAGGCGATCGGCGGGCCATTTAGCGCGCTGCTCAAGACCGGGGGATCTGTTGGAGAAGCGATCAGTGGCGCCAGCAACGTGCCGGGCAGAGCGGCTGGCGGCCTCATTGACGGGCCGGGGACCGGGACATCTGACAGCATCCTCGCGCTATTGTCCGATCGCCAAGGCGCGATTCGAGTGTCGACCAAGGAATTTATCGTCAACGCGGCTGCCACGCAGCGCAATTTGCCGTTGCTGCGCGATATCAACTCCGGTCGGTTTCGCGGATTCGCAGCTGGCGGGCAGGTAGAGCCTTCGCTGCCCTCCTTACGAGAGCCGACGCTGAACTACACGAACGCTCGAACGGCATCAGGAGTGAGTTCGCCGCCGATCCGCTTGATCGTCTCCCTATCCGATGATCTGGACGCCCGCATCGACGGCCGCGCTGCCAATGTCAGCTTGGAAGTCGTCCGGCAATCGTCGCCCACCATCGTGGAGGCGGCCAAGATCGCGACGATCAGCGATG